GCGGTGGACAAGTTGTCGGAGAGCCCGCCGTCGTCCTTGCTTGCGGACTTGACCGGCGTGATCGGCTTCGGGGCGTTGGACTGCTTCGGCTCGTTCGTCTTGCGAAGATCAAGGGCGATCTCAGCAATTCGGAAAGCCACTTCTGTGTCGTCAAGTCCGTGCAGCTCGGCGGCCATGTCGGGGTTGTTGCCGAGGTGATGAAGCACGGCGGCGGGGTCACGCGCGGCAAGGATCGCTCTGCCCAACGGTGTGGGCTTGCCGATGCCAGGGGCTACAGGCGTAAACAGTGGGCCGGCTTCTTCCGTGACGACGGTCAACGCTTTGTCGAATCCCTGGAAGCGCTTTGCACCGTCCTTTGCGACGGTGTTCGACTTCTCGGTGATCCGCTCAAGCGTGACCAGTTCACGGGCCAGCGCCACAGGGTCGGCCTGTCGCTGCGGTGGTTCCTCGCCCTGCTCGTATTGCGCAAGACGTTGACGGAGTGCTTCGGCGTCCTGGGCTGCCTGCTGTGCGCGGGCTTCGGCCTGGTAGCGTGCGGCGGTGATTCGATCAACACGGCGAGTCAGCGACTTGACGGCCTTATCCCGAGGGTCGTCCTCGGATTTCTGCGGCTCATCAGGCTGTTCGACATGTTCCGGCTCGACAACTTCCGGCGATTCAGTCGGTGCAGACGCGGGGATTTCAGCCGCAGCGTCAGGAGCGGCTTGCAGTTCAGTGGACATTGCGCTTTCGCGTTGCATGGCGTCAATCCGCGCCAAGTCGGTGAGGCAAGAAAAAAGCCCCCCAAGGTTTCCCAAGGGGGGCCAACTTGCCGAGGAGAACTCTTTACGCTTCGATCAGCACCGCCATGACAAAGGCGAGGTCGAAGTCCATCATCTTTTGCTTTGCCACCCGCTCGGCCTCGATGGCTTCAGCAAGCAGCGCTTGTGCGTACATCGCTTCGCGCTCGGCCGTGGCGACTTGTGCCAGCTTGCGGGCGCGTTCCTGTTCGTTCTTGGCCCGCAGGATCGCGGCCATGACGCCGTCGGTGTAAGCCTGCTGCGCCGCGTTGAGTGCCGGCGCCTTGATGACCTCCAGGCGCGGCTTTTCGAGCTCCTGCACGGGCGCCGGTTGCGCCTCGTCTCGTTCCTCTTGCCGCTTCCTTGCCGGCGGGTTCCACAGATAGCGACGGTCAGGCCCCGGCGTCGCCTGCTCTACTGACGGCGGGGGAGGAGGGGGAGGCGGGGCAACTGCGCCAGCCAGGGCCAGCAGCAGAGACATGGCTTACTCGTAGTAGCCGCGGAAGGTGACCACCGTCCAGATCACTTGCGAAGCGGTCGCCGTGCCTTGTATGAACTTTGCCACCGCGCCGACCAGTTCACCAGGCGCGACAACGATGGGCGCGCTGCTGAAGTCCTGTTCCAACTCCTGCGCCTGCGATCCGATGGCAGCGCCGACAAGCCACGTTTGCAGGCCGACACCGACACGCCGCGCCGCCTTGGTGGGGGTTGCCGCGAACGAGCCGGTTTCGCCCGTTGCAAGGCTGTTCAACTGCGTGCCGCCAAAGGCAATGGACCACTGCAGCGTGCTGGGCGTCGTTGCCACAGCCGCGCCGATGTTGACGCTGGAGATGTGGATACCCGTGATGACGAGGTTCCGGCCCGTGATGTTGATCGTGGCCGCGGGATTGGTGAACGCAGTCACCCAGCCATCGACACCCGGCACGGTCGCGGTGATGCCAACCTGCCCGCCCAAGCCCGTAGCGAGGGCCGTGGTCTGCGCCAGCGCCGCACCCGTCACCGTGGTGGCGCCGGTTGCGTTCGGCAGCAGGGCAGACGTGCCCATCGTGCCGCCGTTCTGGCCTTGGTAGGCCGACAGCCCCATGATGCACTGCGTCTGGCCCCAATCGCGGCTGCTCACCACGTCCATGAGGCCCACGCCGACGCGGGACACGCGCATCGTATTCGTGTTTGACACGGCGCCCGTGTTGAACTTCATGATGAACATCGGGAGCGAGCCCTGCAGGAACGGCAGGCCGTTCGCCGCGGGAATGTCCATGTGCCCGAGCAGCTTGTCGTCAAGCCAGAACTCGACCTCGCGCTCACCAACGACCATCAAGAACTTGAACATGCTGCCGACTGTCAGCGCCGACAGCGGCAGTTCGGCATCGAGCGCATCTTCGACCGCCGTGCCGTTGAACGAGATCACGCCAAACACGCCGGCCGACGTGATCTTGAGCCAGCAGCCGTCAGTCGGCACCGTGGTAGCCGCGCTTGGCAGGCCCAGGCCCAGCAAAAACACCTCGCCCGAGATCATCTCGGCGGTGAACTGGCCGAAATAGGCTTCAACCGCCAGCGGGGCAGTGTTGACCAGCGGGAAATACTGCTTCGTGTGCATGAACGCGCCATGCGAGCTCGTCGTGCCTTGCACCGCCGAAAAATTGACCGTACCGGCGCCGGGCTGCGCCGCCGTCAGTGTGTTGAAGATGTAACGCCAGTTGGCCGTGTTCTGCGCTGTGGCGTTGAAAACGTCGTGGAACAGCACCGAGTCGACGCCAACGCGCAGCCGGTAGTCAGGCGAGATTTCGCCCGACTTGCGGTACTTGGCGTTTGTCAGTTCGCCGTCGTCGTTCTCAACGTACAGGACAGCGATGCCGGCCTTTGCTGGGTCGTCGTTCGTGCGAACCAGCAGTTGCCGGTCGGCATCGACGTTGGCACCCGTGCCAGACAGTGCGCCGACGATGTTGCTATCGAGTGCCATTAGCTATTCGCCCAAACGTAGTGAACCCGGAACGCGCCCGAGAGCTTGTGCTCGCTGCGCCCGTGGATCGTGAATTCATCGGTGCCCGGCGCGCATGTCAGCGCACAGAGCATTGCAAAGTACCTGTGATCGGCCGCCGTGTGCTTCGTCGTGGAGTCGTTGCCCATCACCCACGCTTCGACGTGCGTCTCTGCCGTCACGCCAGGCGCTGCGACAGTGACCGACGCCTCGTTGCTGCCCGGGTGCGCGGGAAACGTGATGTCGGCCTCTCCCGTGCCGGTCACTGCAGCACCTCGGGGCCGTCGTCCTCGACCATGCCCTGATAGACCTCACCAGACGGCGCCTGAATCGCCAGCCGCTTACGCTTGGGCTGGTTCATGCCTGCGATGGCTTGCGCCAGCATCAGCATGGGATCCGGCTTCTCTTCCTCGGGCTCGGTCAGGTCTTCTTGGACTTCGGTGCTCAGAGACAGCGGCACTTCCATCTTCTTCGCCATCAGTTGGATGGCCCCGGCCAGTTCGCTCATGTCGCGCTTAACGTCGGCGTTGATGGCCGCGATGCGCTCGGCGGATTCAATCTGCGCCTGTGCAAGCTGCTGCTTGGACTGCTCGACCATCGCGGTCTGCTGGAGCTTGGCCTGCACTTCGAGCTGCTTCGCCGCCATGCCGCTTTGCGCTTCTTGCAGAGCCTGCTGGAGTTGCTGAATCTCCTGCTGCGCCTGCTGCATGATCGCCATGACTTGCGGAGGCATCTGCGCGCCTTCTTCGTCTTCAGCGGCCTGCACTTGAGGCGGGAGCATGGCCTTCAGGCGCTTCGCCACCTTCTCGGCCTGCGGGAAGTTGCGCATCTTCACCCACACGTCGCCCAGAATCGCCATCAACTGCGGGTTGCCGTTGACCATCTCGCCAAGCTCGGCGGCGGCCTCGATCTGGCGGGTCTGGAAGGCCGGGCCGACAGTGGCGCGGACATCGTAGCGACCGACCCCCGGGTTGATGCTGACCACCTTCTTGCCGGTCACATCCACCTGTTCGGAGTACGCCTCGGGCATCAAGGGATCGACGCGCACAAAGTCGGGGTCGTCGTCCTCACCGATGATTCGCAGCACCTGCGGCTGGTCGTAGATCACCGGCCAGATTTGCGTGAGCACGCGGCCCAGGTGACCGATGGACAACGCGAGGTTGTCGACGTAGTGGAACGTGCCCACGTCGGCCTTGTCCTGCAGCGCCATGACGGCCCTGCCGGATTGGGAATTCGGGTTGTTGCCGACGTTGGCCTGGTACATGCCGAGCGCGGCCTGGATGTCGGCCTTGGAGCGCTCCGACAGCGTGGCCCAGCCTACCGCAACGCCCGCGGGGTCGATGCGCTGCGGCGTCGGGATCGGGTTGCCTTGGTCGTCCAGGTACTTGTACGGCAGGTACGCGAGGTTGCCGCGGTTGGCCTGGTCCCAGAACTTCTTGTAGTCCGAGATCGCACCATCGGCCACCAGCCACGGGGCCTTCGGGCCGACAGCGACGGCCTCAAACTCGCTGTTACGCTCGAAGTTGTACGAGATCTGGGCGTCACGGGCCAGACGGACGCAGCCAGCGAGGCGGCGTTTGCCTTGGTCCCACTCTTCGTTGCCAAGCACGGGGAACAGCGGCACGAACTCGGCCGGGAAGGTCGATTCCTCAAGGATCTCCTCGCCGGTCAGCTTGTAGTGCTCGCAGACCTTCGTACCGCCCTGGTCGATGATGCGGTAGTACTCGCAGACGCGGACGTGATCCTTGGTGAACCAACCCTTGTCGTCGGCCGCCCAATCGACCATCCTCGCCTTCGGATACAGCTTCTCGAAGCGCGTCTTGTGGATCGACTCCTCGACAAAGCCCCAGGCCATGTCAGAGCCATCGGGCTCGGTGAAATCGGGGTCGACGCACACCGTCTCGAAGTCCACGACGCGGGCGATGCGGGCGCAGAGTTGGCCCTCCACGTCGCTGTTCTTCACCTCTTCCAGCACCAGGCGGAAGAAGCCGATTCCACCGCGCACGGCTTGATTCAGCGCGGTGATGTAGGCCACATCCGCACGGCTGGCGTACTCGGTCTGCCGAGCCAAGCCCTGCAGCACATCTGCAAGGCGCACATCAGAGCCGTCATCGACCGGCAGGAACTTTAGCGCCGGCTTGTTGCGGCGGGCCGTGTTGATGACCTGGCGCACATGCTGCGATAGCTGGTCGAACACCAAGCACGGCCGAGCGCCGCCGGGTGCGTTCTTGCGCTCCCTGACGACTTCCTCGGCCCACTGCTGCGGGTCGGTCGGGTCGCTAAACCGCATGTCCTCCCGGGCGTCCTCGTAAATAGGGTTCCACATCTCGCGGGCGTAGTCGTAGCGCTTGCGCGCTTCTTCGACGACTGCATCGCGTTTGAGTGGTTTACGGGCCATCACATGCCTAGGTAGGTTCCGCCGCCTGTCGGCACATCGAGCAAAGCCGTTCGCTTGACGGAGCGCCGCGCGCCTTCGCAGGCATATCGCAGCGCATCAATAACGTGGTTGTCCTTGTCGGCCAGCCTCGGCAGCACTTGCGCCGTGAGCGGGTCGGTTTCGTAGCTGTAGAGCGTCAGTTCATCGATCAGGTGCGTGCATCGCGGGTGAACCACGATGTCGAACGCCTTCAAAAACTCGACGCCTTCTTCCAGGGACTTCGCGCCCTTGATCGCGGCCAGCATCTTCGGGAAGCCGTGCCGCTGCATGTAGCTGATCGTCTCGGGCCTGGCTGAATCCGCCACCGTGGCCCAGCGCTCAGACTGCGGAACCGTGCGGAACAGGTCAGGCAGAAAGTCAATGTCGCAGCCGATGCGGTACGCCTCATGCGGCACGTACAGCGTGCGGCCGACGATGGCGCACTGCACCAGCACGCTCGGGTCAATGCTGAAGCCCCAATCCGCGCCCTGTCGCAAGATCCACTCGGGCGACACGTCGAACTCTTCGATGCGCCAGTTCTTGAACACCCGCGCTTCGCTGTTGCGCTGGTACTCACCAAGCCACACATGCGCGAACTTGTCCGGGTCGCGGCGCTGGTCGTATTCCAGTTCGCCTTTCAGGACATCCGGCAACCACGGGTTGTCGCGGTAGTTCGCCTTGACGACGACAGCGCTCGGCGGCGGCTTCTCACTGCGCAACAGCGCATCAACCGGGTCGGTGTCTTTGTTCGGGTTCCAACTGAACCACAGTTCGGAGCCGGGCTTACGGATCGTGGGCCGCAGCAGGTCCAAGCTTCGCTGGCTAAGACTCTGCGCCTCTTCGACCCAGGCCACGTCGTAGCCTTCCAGCGACTTGATCGTGTCGGCCGTGTGGTTCTGCATCCCTTGGAAGATGATGCGACCACCATACGGCGTGCCGATGTAGTCCTGCTTGATGTCGAAGTGCCGGCCAACGCCTAGCGCCTCGATCTTGCTCTCCAGCAGCTTCTTAACCGACTGCTGCAGCGACTTCTGAACTTCGCGGACGCACACTGCATCCGTTTTGCCCAGGATGCAGCGCTCAATCAGCAGTTCAGCGAAGAAGTGCGACTTGCCCGAGCCCCGGCCGCCCCATGCGCCTTTGTATCGGCTCTCACCTAGCAGCGGCTCGAATACTTCGGGCGTCCTGATGCGCAGTTCAGGCACGCACTATCTCGCGCACCACCTTATGCACAATGGGCTCGTCCTCGTCGCCAACGTGTTGAATCTGCGACAGTTTCGCCACTGACCTGTCCAACAGCGAGTTGATCGCGTTGACCTGAGTCGGCGTGAGTTCAATCTCGCCCATCGCACACGAGTGCAGGCGGTTGACCAGCAGTGATGCCTGAATCTTTGCGCGGACTTCGTCGCTGTGCCGCTTGTTGAGCCTTGCCGCCATCATCGCCTCTAGGCTTTCATGGCGACATCCGCGCCAAGTCGGGCGGAGCCACAAATGCAAACGCCCCATCCCGGGGCGCTGCTCGTCTGAGCCTGCGGGGACACCGCCGCCTCCAAAATGGATGGGCGCGTCCTATGCCTATTGGCTCACACGTTCCCCGAAGCGTGCCACAGTTCGGCGGGTGCGTCAAGCGCCCCTGTTCCGCAACATGTCCCGCGCATCAATGACCGCCTGCTTGAGCCCGTCCAGCGTCAGCCCCAGCGCCTGCGC